ATGTCAGCCACCGGGATAAAAACGGTGTCGGCGCTAAAGGCCGATGTGAGAGTAGACCCGGGATGCTGGCGATAGACGCGATAGCCCACGGGGCGGCCCCAGCCGTCTTTTTGCACGCCATGAACCAGCCCCTTTTCCGGGGCGGTTAAGTCAAAGGGGACAAAATCCGCTTCCAGCATTTCCAGCGCATAAGGCACGCGAGAACCATACGGAGCGCCGGGCTTTTGGATATGGTGGAAAAAGACCTCTCCATCCCGCAGCCAGGAGCGGCACATGATGCGCTCCATTTCCGGCCCGGATAGTTCCCCCGTCACTTCCGGGGCTGCCCAAAAGTCCTGCCAGAGCGACGCCAGCCGACGGTTAACCTCGGCGGCGGGTTCCTGGCCGCGCAGCGCCATCGGCTCAATCCCCGCTCCGCAGCCGACAATGTTGGTGACTAGATCATCCAGCACGCCAACCGCAAGGTCGTGATTCTCGTCCAGGTGGCGGGCGAACTCCCGCAGCCCGCCGCGGGCGCGGTCAACTACCGCATCCGCCGAGGCATTGTTGCCCCGTCGGGGCCGCTGGGCAGTGATTGAGACGGCATCATAGTAACGATGCGCGGCTTTCAGTCGCGCATGGGCCGCGACGCGCGAAGCGGCCCAGCCGGGAAAGAGGGGAGACAGCCAGCGGGTTAGCGCGTCCATGTCGCCACCGCGTAGGGAGTCGGCGTTGATGTACCGGCTAGGACGGCGATAGCGGTCTGCAGTTCGCGGATATGGCGTTTGAGTTTTTCTACATCCGCCGGGGTATAGCTGACCTTGATGTCGCCCATGCCGACGCTGACCGTTTTCTGGCCGGTCGCTAGCGCATGGAGGGCGGTTTGTGCGTCCGCGAGCCAAGTGGCCAGGGTTGCGCCTGAAATGCCGTCATAAATGCTCATGTAACGGGTAAAGCACGGAAAAATCAGGGTGTCAATCCCCGCCAGGATAGCGCCATGGGCTTCTAGTCGCCCCGGCCCGCCCCGCTTGTGATCGGGTCATGATGCCAGTAGTTAGCGCCCGCTGGATGCCGGTGGCGGTCTCCCCGAACCGCTCCAGGCGGTGGCTAAGCGTTGCGGGGGAGAGCGCATAAGCGCGCGCCAGTTGCGCGACTCGCCAGCGCCCTCCATCAAACTCAATCCAGCGTGCCATTGTGAGTGCGCTCGGCCATGACTACCCAGGTTCTAGGTATAGGTAGATCAGACAGGACCGGACTTTCCGGCCCGGCTTGCCCCGCAATCGTCGTTGTAATCCAGCCGCAATCGCTCAACAGCGCCGTCAAATCCGAAAGGCGGTAGTGCCGATGGTGGAACGGGGCGGTTTCCGGCGAATACGGGATGGCATCCTCATTCGGGACACTGAGAAACAGCTTTTTAGCGTTGATTGACTGCAACAACGGGCGCGGGTCTGCCAAGTGCTCAATCAACTCGAACGCAACCGCGCAGTCAAACTCGCCTTCAGGAGATAGTCGTCCGTCCAGGTCAGCGTAGATGCGGATCAGGTTTGGCCGCGCGTAGTGGGCAATGCCGTATTCGATGCTTTCGTGGCTACGATCAACGGCCAGAACACGGTTAACGGCGGGCGTATCCGCAAGGATAGCAGCGCCATAGCCAACCCCAGCGCCCAAATCCAATACGCTGCCACTGACTTGGCTGGCCGCCCAGTGATAGCGGTGGATATGATCGGGCTGGATGCGCTCCAGGTCCGGCGCTACTTGACGTTCCCCGCTGAGTAGCTGGGTAGATTCTTCGTCCGCATCCAGTCCCACCAGGGCGCGGAACCGGGCGCGGCGGGCGGGCGCGGTGCGCGGGTCATGCCGATAGCCATAAATCCAATCCCGCCGGTCGGCATTGAGAAAACCGCTTCCTTCGCTGGGCCGAACGACCAATCCCGTGCTTTCCAAGCGTCCGGCCCAGTAAGCCACGCAGGGGTGGCCGTCTTCCACCACGCCCGAGGAATGATGATGGTAGTCAGCGCCGAACACGCGCAACTCCCGGACCCCGATCCACGCGGCATAGGGCAGGATGTAGGCAAGCGAATTGTGGTACCAATCTCCATGATTCGGCTGTACGGTTTTTGCCAGCCAGTTCCAGACCAGCCGGAACGGATAACGATGGACATGCGCCGGCCAGCCGTCGGCGTCATCGCTGGTGATGATCGGCTTGTCGTGCTTCCACAAAGAGGCGCCGTAGCGCGGGAAGCGGTCAGCCTCACCCTGAATGTGGTCCATCACCCAAAGCAGGTCATGGCGGAATGCGCCGCCGCCCCGGTTCAGCGTCCACACCTCATCCACGCCATCGACAACCTCAGTCAAGTCGCGCGCCAATTGAGCGCAGATATAATGCTCTTTCGACGGGCCGAGACAAAGCAGGGTGACGATTCTCGGCGCTTTGCCGGTCGGGTGGTGCCAAGTTAACGTATCCATGGGGTACCTGATGGTCGGCTAACAAAGGAGCCGCCGCCTCGTTGCGCCGCGCGCGGGGCGGCGGTAGCGACGGGCCGAAGTGGGGTATTGCCCAGCGCCTGCCAGTTCACCGGGCGGGCCATGAGCACGGCCAGGGCGAGCACGCGAATATCCAGCGCCTCATTGCGCCGATGTGCGGGTAAAAACCATTCCCGTACCGCGCGCCCCTTGCGGTACTTGGTACGGACCTGTTCGGCGGTGAGCATGGAAAAATAATGGCGGTCATAACCCAGCGGGAAATGGCAGTAGCCCGGTCCGGGTTCGGCGATTTTCAGCCGAGAATACCAGGCGTCTTTGCCGGTATCGCTGCCGATTAGCCACAGTTCCGCCTTGTATTTGGGGCTTCGACTCTTTTTCCCGCTCCAGATCGGGCGCGGTCCATCAACGCCCTTGCACGCATAAAAGTGTTGCCCCTTGCGGGCGGCGCAATAGGCATAGACCTGTGCGGTATGGTGCCCGCCTGAATCCACGCCAACCGCCATGACCCGCAGGCGGCGGCCAGATTGTGTGGTCCAAGTAGACTGCAAAACCGCATCCAGGCTATCCCAGACCTCGACTTTGGCCGGGTCACCAGGAATGGCGTGATACTCCACGCCCCAGCTTTCCGCCGGAACGTCCTGACCGTCCTGACGCCAGCCGACAATCTCGACTTCTAACCGGTCAGCTTGCACGTCTACCCCGGCGGTTAGGTACAGGATGCTATCGGGCAGCGCGGTAGCGTCATAGTTCTCCCGCCGGAGAAGCAATGAGTCCGCATCCTGCTTTTCGGTTTCTTCTTCCCAGCATTCTCCAAGACTGGTGTTAACCCAAACCTTGAGGGTTTCCGCCGCGCCCTTGGCGGCCAGAAAATCCGCTACCACTTCCGCCCAGCGTCGCCATGGGGAGTAGAGTTCATTGATATGGAACCCGGCCACGCCCCGAACGGTTGGGTTGTCAGGCCGCCATTCACCCAGCGCCAGCAAGCGGGGCTTATGCCGCTCTTCGATGATGCCGCCGCAACTGGGGCAGGCCATGACCGGATTCAGTGCCGGGTTATTCGAGTCAAAATGCAGATCAGCCCAGCGCCAAGGATGGAATTCCCGGCAGTGCGGGCACGGAACATAGTAGCGCCGCTGATCGGAGAGGTTGAACGCGCGTTCGATGCGAGAAATCCCCTTGATGGACGGCGTACTAGTAAGCACGATGCGGCGATTCCAGAACGTCGCCGCGCGCTTGATCGCCAGGTTAACCGGGTCACCTTCCGCGCCCGCGCTGGCCGGGTAGCGGTCTACCTCGTCGCACAAGACGACGCGAATCGGGCGTGAGGCCAGGCCAGCGGCGGAATTGGCTCCGACCAGGGTGAGATGACCGCCGGTAAACCGCTTGTGCAAGATGGTGTTGCCGCTGTCCCGGGCGCGCGGGTCGGCGATTTTATCGCGCAAAACCGGGGTATCGCGGATCATCGGCGCCAGCCGATCCTTGCTGAACGCCTCGGCCATGGCCTCAGTCGGTTGGAGCATCAGGATCGGCGCCGGGTCTTGATCCACGTGATAGCCGATGATGGCTTTGAGCAGCACGGTTTTCCCGATTTGGGCACTGGACATGACGACTACGGTATGGATTCCCGGCTCGGAGAGGGCATCCAAAATGCCCCGCTGGTACGGCGCGCGGTCGGTGGCGAACCGGCCCGGCTCCGCACTGTCCTCGGCGCTTAGGTAGAGACATTCATCCGCCCACTGGCTGACTGTCAGGGCCGGTGGTGGCCGGACCGCCGCCGTCGCCTGCGTCAAACTGGACTGCAACGCGGCTTGCCAGTTCTGGGCCGGAGAGTTCGGCGAGCGCGTCATGGATAGCATCAGTCAGTATTTTTTCCGCCGCGATGAAGGATTCTGCCGCCACCACCAGCGGGGCGGTTTTCGTCGGCAGCGCCAACATGCGCGCCCTAAATGCCGCTGCCAGCCGGCCCCAAGCGGCTTGCACCTGGTCAACCGGAAGGAGTTGGCCTTCGAGTTGCGCCTTTTCCAGTTCCAAAATGTCCGCCTCCAACCGCGTCTTTCGGGTCCGTTCCGTTGAAAAATCGCGCTTCTCGTCGCCGCTACGGCCTTGCAGATACTTGATGTAGGCATGGGCGCATTGCGTCAGGTTCCATTGCTCGCCGGCTGGCGGCTTGGGGATGGTGCCCGAGTTCGCCAGGTTGTAGACCTGCTGGACGGTAAGGTTGAGCAGCTTGGCGAGCTGCGCGGCGTTACTGGCTTCACGAGGCATTTATTGGCAACAGCCATTGATCAATCACAGCCCGCGCTACCTGTTCAGCCATTTTTGGCGGTACCGACATCCCGATCACGTATTTGCCAATTCTGTTAGTTTTGGCGCAGTAGTCATCAGGAAAGGAGCCGAGTCGCTTCCATTCGCGGTACGAAAAATATCGCGGCTGATTCCAGTGATAAAAGTCTTTCGATTGACTGGAAAGCGTAAAAGCCGGCCGATCTTTGTGCATCCTGACATTATTGAACCACGATGATTTTCCAGTTACTGACTCAACAGCATCAGCAAAATTTGAACCGGGTTTTGTTAATTTCCAATACTTCACTTGTAACAGCGTGTTTTTAGTATCATCCATTTCCGCCGCCGTCAATTCCTGCAAATCCATTGTCGCTTCCCCCGCACTAATCCAGCGATGGTTGGGCGCAAGTTTCAGCAAGGGTCGATCAAGGTCATTCCTGAGCGCACAAAAAAACACTCGTTCCCGGCGTTGCGGTACGCCACAATCCGCCGCATTGACAAGAAACAACTGCGGGCGATAGCCGATGGCCTTGAATCGCGCCATGATCAGCTTGGTATAACCCTTGGCGTTGCCGATCAACATGCCCTTGACGTTTTCAGCAATCGCCACTTTCGGCTTGAGCCGTTCTACCAAATCCAGATAATCAAAGAACAGATCAGATAACACCTGCTTGGCTTGCCCCTCACGAAAATGCTTTTTCTTGCCCCAAGCTTTTTTCCGACTCCCGGCCATACTGAACGTGGAACAAGGTGGTGAACCGTCCAGAATATCCAGCGCAAAGAGTTCATCGGGGAGTTGCGCGGTCAACAGGTCACGAATTGGGCAGAGGTAATAACGCGGCGGATGCAGGTTATGCTTGTAATGCCAAGCCATTTCAGGGTCTATATCGTTGGCCGCCACGACCGTACAGCCAGCCCGCTTGTATCCCATGCTGGAACCGCCGCCACAGGAAAAGGTGCTCATGACCTTAATGCCATTTGGCAGGATGTCTGCAAGATCAGACAGATTCCATGCACAATCAGGCTTGCTTATCATCAAACTCAAATCCGCAGCGTGGGCAGCGATGGCCTAATTGATACTCATCTGTGTCAATTTCCTTTGTGCTGGATTCTGGTTCTTGATCGCCTTCATTCAGCAGATCAATCCCCGCCAACTCCCCCGCATCGAACCCAGTCAGGTCCAAATCAAACCCCTCCTCCTTGAGGTCGCTAATTTCCAGCGCCAGAAGCTCCATGTCCCACTCGGCCCGCTCGTGGCTCTTGTTGTCCATCAGCCGATAGGCTTTCGCCTGGGCCGGCGTCAGGTCATCAGCCACATGGACCGGCGCCTCGGTCAATCCCAACTCTAGCGCGGCCAGGTAGCGGGTATGCCCGGCCACGATGACGTTTTCCTTATCAACAACAATGGGTTGTTGCCAACCGTATTCCTTCAAGCTGGCCTTGACA